GATAAGTTTTCCCTGACAGACGCATCCAGGTCAGAATTTTATTGGCCTCACCACCGAACAACGCATCTGCCATCCCCGCCGCCTGCTGCTCATTCTCAACCTGCAGTAAGCGATCAAATAAAAATTCGACCTGCTCCTGGTTGCTTTTTCCGGCCATTACGCCCGCTTTCAGCCCCAGTTTACCGAATACCTCCTGAATGGCTCCTTTGTCCGTGGCACCATTATCATCGTCAAAAACCTTGTTCCGGTATTCCTCAAACAGATCACCGATGTTTTCACCGTTTAACCCCATCTGACGGCCCAGTGAATCCCACGCCGCATAGGTTTCATAGTCCACCCCGTAGCTCCGCGCTATCCCTGCACGCTCTGCTGTTTCCGAATTCCGGTTCAGTACCGCACTTGCACCTGCTGCCAGCGTAAGCCCGGAACCAACCGAAAGCCCCAGCCCGGTCTTAAGAACGGTCCCGGCCCACCCTTTCCAGCGAGCCAGACGTTCCGCGCGCGCCAGCTTACGGTTAAATTTGTCCTGCTCTCCGGTGGCATCATGAATTTTTTTACCCAGCTTTTCATACTGCTTTCGCAGATCAGTAATATCCTGTCCAGCCAGAACGCCAGCCTGAATTTTTCGTTTCAGTACGTCCTGCTGGCGTGTCAGACGAGCCACTTCCTGTGTTGCCCCTGATAATCCGTGCTTCAGCCCATCAACCGATTTTTTCCACGACGGATCTATCGTGCCTCCGATCCGGATATTCGCTTTAAGGTTATCGCCCACCGTTGCCATAACATCGCTTCCTCTCTTCCGACTCCGCCAGCATCATTGCCACAAAATCCGTATACGGCAGCGCCATCACATCTCCGGGAGACCATCCGAACCATGCACCGGCACGCCGTATCGCTGTCAGGATGCTTTCTTCTTCCGCCGGACCGGCGGCAGCAAAAAAACATTAAACTGACGCTCCAGGGCCAGGTAATCACACGCTTCCATGTTCATCATGTCTGCCGCGTCCATCCCACACAGACCGGCAATCATATCCAGATCAGCCTCTGCTTCCGGTTTGTTACTCCGGCGATGCAACAGACGATCACGGACAGTGGGCGCACGCATAGTGACGTGCGTGATCGTCTGTCCTGATGCGGTGACATACGGCACGGATAACACAATTTCCACGCTGCTGGCAGGAACACTGTTTTTTTCCGACATAAGCATCTCCTTTAAAAAGAAAAGGCGGCCTGAGCCGCCTGAATGACAGGATCCCCGGATTAAACCCGGATGATTTTTTTCAGATCCGCCAGAACATTAACGCCGTTAATACGACGCACAAATTCCTCCGGAATAATGCAGATGGTTTCCACACCGTCAACAGCCTGACGGTAATAACTCAGTGACATTTCCACCGTCACCGAAGCCTCTGCCTGTGACGTTGCGGGACGCGCATCCGGCGTGATACTGGTGATCATCCCCTGCAGAGTTTCCACCTGCCCGCTGGTCGCATTCCCCACCTGGTAAGCCTGGCGGACAACAATCTCCGGCGAATAAAGCCCGGCCTGTAATCCCAGCAGCGTAAGCATGGCAACATCATAACCATAAATCTTAAACGAACAGGTCAGCGCTTCCATGCCGTCATCCACTGCCACCGGTGCATCCATTGCGCCAGTTTTGATATCCACTGTCGTGATATTAATGGCAGGTGGCGTGTATTCATGTGCCCCCTGAAGGCGGATTCCGCCAGGAAGAAATAACGCCCATGCGCGCAACCGTTTTTTTTCACCCGTCATCATACCGTCAGTTCCTCCAGCGCCAGTTTATTGTTAATCATTGCCCGCAGTGTCAGGCGCTCCAGTGGTGACTTCGGCCCAAAGTCATAATCGATATACAACTGCCCTGCCGCCAGGGTTTCTGCAGTGTTCAGTTCATCGTTCAGCCATGCACTGCCACCGTGGATCGCGCCCAGATTTTTAAGCTGACGCATATAGGCATTAATGCTGCCAAGAATGTCGTCTGCCACATCCCGATCAAGCGGGCGATCGACATAAGGCAGCATGGCCTCCTGGATGCTGTCCTCAATCACATCTGCAGTGCGGCGTACCGGCTCAAAACGCCACTGACTGTGGGATGTGCACAGACGGTTACCCCAGTGTTTAAAACCGTCATGGCGAATAATGGTGGAGATATTTTCCATGTTCAGCAGGTTTGCCGTGCAGTTCTGCTCCCCGAGAATAAACGTATCCACCTGCTCCAGACCGGTGATATTCATCACGTCCTGGTTTGATTTGGACCACCACCACCCTTTTTCGTAATCAATACGGGCACGCAGCCCGGCAGCACGAGCCGAATATGGACGAAATATCGTTTGCCCGCTGTCATCCGTCACTGACACGCGCGGACGCAGCAGCTCCACACGCCCACCAAATGACGCGCGCCGCTGAACCACATCCTGCGGCGTTGCCATTGAAGGCGAGTCAATATAGGCCACAGCCCGCAGCTTCACGGCATACGTTTCCAGCGCCTTTGCCACGCCATCATCCTCACTGTACCCCGTGGCAATGAGGATGCGCGGTTGATAGCCTGTCACGCCCTTACTTTCTGTCAGCGCCTCCATGGCCTGAATCACCGCCGCACGCTGTTCGGCCTCTTTCGTCTTTGTTTTACTTTCTGCGCGCACCACAATCACCAGCGCACCAGTCTGGTCAAAAATATCTCGCAGGGCCGGATATAATGTTCCGGATGTGCCCAGTTTTCCTGCCTGAGTAATGGCCCCTGCCACCACCACCGGTGTATTGACCGGGAACGCCTCATCTTCTCCGCCGGATAACGTCAGGCTGAACGGCGCCACAACTTTATTTTCAGCACCTCCTGCATTCAGGGTGCTGACAGCCGCCGTCACAGGCGAATCCCCCAGCGCATTCACCACTTCAGTCACACGGTCAGCCGTGGCGTTAATCTGGCTGTGTTCGTCCGTCCCCAGCGTTATCGTCAGGGTTGTGCCTTTCAGCGATGCCACTGTCTGCGCGTTTTGTTCTGTGGCAGCCACGGCAACAACCGAAATCTTATTACCGACCCGACCTTCCTGTTTCGCCGTGAAATCCAGCGCCGTTCCCAGCAGCCAGGAGCCGGCTGTGCCGGAAGCGCACACGCCACCAGAGGCGTCCGGTGCTGTCCCCACCAGGCCAATCACTGCTGTGGAGATGGTCTGCACGGCAACCGTGCCTGTCGTCAGTTCAATGGTTTCAACACCATGTAGTCCGGACATACATTTCTCCCATAAAAAAACCGCCCTTAAGGCGGTCTGTTGATTAACTTCTTTTTCAGGTGTTCTGTGGAGGTGCTGGCCACTCAATGGCATTATAAGACGATTCATCAGTAACCTGACTGAAATCAAGCGATTTAAGTGCCCTGGCATAAAGCAGCCATGCCTTCAATTGTTCTTTGTCATCATCACTGATAATTTCAAGAATCAATTCAGCCTTCCAGTCAGAAGTGATATCTGCAGCACGGGAATACAACCAGCGTCGATGCTCTTCTGCTTTCTGCTGATAATTGATAGATTTAGGCACAATCTTTCCATCAATATACAACCAGTTTCCATCAATTGACATCTCTGCAGGAACTGCACTGACTGCAACTTCAGCCACACTCGCGTTAACAGGAAACAAGGAGGAAACATCCTGACTAAAACTGATAATTACATTACTGTTGTCATAAACGACTTTAACCGTATCAGGAGAAAATAATTTCTGACATTCATACCAGTCCTGTCCGTCTTCAGACATAAGGTAAGATGCATTTACGAGCATGTTTTCTGGTGTGTAAGGTTTAAAATTCTTAATATTCAGCATATTTTATCCTTTGATATTTAATGTGTATTCTCAGGTTCACAAGGCCATTTAATACTATCAAATGACGATTTATCATGAATGAGATTAAAATCAATACCCTTTAAATTTCTGATGTACATCCGCCATAATTTCAGCATTTCTTTTTCACCATCATTAATTATTCCCAGAAGTAAATCTGTTTTCTTGTCGGATATTTCCCGTTCAGCAATCGCCGTAAGACGTGCTCGTTCCGACTCAGCCAGCAGTCTGTAATCAACAGGAACCGGCAGTACTTCACCATCTTTATAATACCAGCGCGCCTCTATACAAAAGCCATCCGGTAGTTCATCCACTTCCACAATGGTGAAACCTGCCGGATAAAGCCGGGATACGTCTTCCGCCATTGAATAAATAACGCCAGTTTCAGGATGCGTGCACAGCTTGTATTTCTTCGTGAATTTATCCAGTGATTCATAAAAATCCTGCCCGTCTTCACTACGGAAATACTGAATGCCTTCGCCATAAGGCATCTCTTCAGGGTAATAACGCGTAATATTTCTTAGCTCCATTATTTTCTCCATAATTAACCTGATACCGAGCGCCATGCGCCATCAATATAAATCTGAGCCTGTTTGTAATACACACCACCAATATTATCTGCTGACCGGCTTCCCGTTTCCTGAACGTAAATACCAGATAAAACACAACCTGAAGGAGCACGAAACGTCCACGTGATTTCGTTTC